CATACTTATCGACAATTTTCATACCATATGGGCGTTCTTAAAAAAGATTACCCCATTTTCGTAGTCAAACTCGTGTGGATTACCTAACAACTCTTCTGGTGTCATGTGTCCCATGCGAGCCCAGTTGGTATGTCCGTATTTCGCTTTACAAAGTTTATCAATCGAATGTGATGGTATATCAGGAAACTTATCGTCGGCCTCGTACGGCGCGCCGGTATCCTCTGGTATCCATTCTATTTCAAATTCATCAATCATCATAGTCATCTAATGGAGGCCCTCCACCGCTTATGGTTTTGGAAAACCTGTTGTAATCTTTTTCAGACATGCCAAATAAAGCGTTGGGACCATACTCTTTTTTATATTTCATTTTGTAACCACAAGCTAAAGCAGCTGCAATAAGCATACCATTAGATATGTAGTGATTAATATTACTCTCTACAATATGCTTCCAACCATAAGAATTACTATTATGTTCCTCAGTAATAGTTTTTATATGAGTTATGTTCTCTTTCAAAAAATCACATATAGCTTTAAATTCTTTTGGTCGTTTAGTTATATCTCCTGAGGAAATATATACTCTCTCTCCCTCTCTATAACTATAGTATCCAAACCCATTAGTGCTTAATGTAGGGTATTCTTTTTTTATTTGTTCTAAAGTTTTCATTTTTTTCCTATTCTTTCATTGCATACGGGTCTGTTGACAGCTCCCGTTGTTTCTTTTCTGGTTGTTTACCCATAATAATATCCTCCATATTTTTATGTAAATAGTTAGCCATTTGCCCCATAACATTATCTTGAGATAGTGTTTCTACCAGGTCTTTCAATGACTCACTATTTTGTAAACACCTGGATATTAATTTTCCAGACGCTCTGAGTTCTCTATCTAAATATGAATCTGTTGGCTTGAGTTTAATCCAAAAAGCCATAGGCGTGATGCCGGTATCACTGGCCACGTAGTTTAAAATGCCAATAACTTTTCTACCATCAATGGGTAGAGCGAAAGTAGCACTCATCATCCTGTTAGGGATTTCTTTTCTCACACCTTTATTATCCTTAATCAAAGTCATTATTATGTGCCTCGATAAACTGAAATAAACTAATATTAGTCTCTTTTACTTGTTGTATCTCCAACCACATCGTTTCAATTACACTGTATATATTATAGATAGTGACTAGATTTACAATACATAATCCTATGCCTACTCCTAAAACTGTCCACACCAGTAAATTACTAGTGGACCATTCTAGCTTCATGCTCAAGTCTTTCAAAAGCTTTCCTCCCTCTAACTTCAAATAGTTCTTGTAATTTTCTATTCCATATAGACTTCATCTCATAATCTTTGGCATCTCTCATAGCCTTGAGTATGTTGTCTATTCGTTTTTCCATTAGACTCATATACTTTCTCCTGATTTCATCCAGCGTGGCTCAATACCACCCTCGATATTTTCTCTACATTGATTAGCGGGCAACATAACCCAACCTTGACTGTCGCATTGTGGACAATCCACCTCGTCTATGTCTTCGCCAAGTTTATCATGAACTCTAATAAAACCATTGCCAAAACACCTTGGGCAAATGGCTTTAACTTCGTGATTTCCCGTTAGATCTACCATTTTTCCTCTTCTTCATTTCTTTCTCTAATAAAAATTCTATGACTTTTTGCACACTTACTGGCACTTCGAACCGGTTTTGTGCTAAACTCATGAGTTTGTCATGTGTGTCCATAGACACAGAAACTGATTTAAATTTACTTATATCTGGCATTTTTCTTTCCTTTGTTAACTTATTATATGGGATTATATAGAGCAAATATTATAATTGACAAGAGTTTAATTTAAAATATTATGCAAATATCTTCACACCTTTCAATGCCTGCTCGTCTCATCTCGAGGCGGGCAGTTATTTATGTAATTTATATATCTCATCTAAGTGGACAAACTGGATCTTACCATTGACCAGCTGTTTGTATTGGTGATTACAAGACAAACACTTAAATACCCTGGCGTCTTTTCTATCAGACAATCTTATGAACGGGACATAGTTATCGCAACCATCGCAAACACCCAATGTAATTTCAGCTATTGGCTCTCTATTTGATGTCACCCCAACTGTCTCCTTTTTCAAAGTCTACTTTGTTCGGGACCTGTAGGTCAACCGCTTGCTCCATAATTTCAATAATTTTCTCTGCGTCCTGTAAGCTTGCAACTGAGATATCAAGTTCATCATGAATTTGTATATGGGGAATCACCCCCTCTCTGTACAAGGCCAACATTGACTGTTTAGTCATGTCCGCAGCTGATCCCTGGATCAACTTGTTCAAAGCTTTGTACGTGAACGCGCGTTTAATCCCCGGTCCATGCTCCCTGAGTGCGTCTGCATGCTTCAATGGTTTCTTTATTCCAAAACCATGGGGCTCCCACATATCGAAGTGGCATAGTCGTCCACCAATCGTGCGTATCTTACCGCTGTCATCTGCTCGTCGGCTCACTGCTTCTGATAACATTTTTACAAACGGCGCCCGTTGGTGATAAGTCTTTATTAATTTTTCTGCAGCATCTTTCATAAGTCCTAGCTCAGCCATAAGTTTGTTCTTGCCCATGCCATACATGATACCAAGATTAATTGTCTTCGCCTGTTTACGATCAATGCCGGCCATGTCCGCTATCATCTGATGAAAGTCTGCGCTGCCATCGTTGTATGCATCGACGATTGTGCCGGTGCCTTCTAGCTTCATGAGTGATGCAAAGTGTACGAGTATACGTGGCTCTTGTTGACTGTAGTCAAAACAACCCCACTTACATTTTTCTTCTGGTATAAATAAACTTCTAATCATCGGTCCGAGTTCCTTGTGTCGTGCAGGTATCTGCTGCAAGTTCGGGTTGGCATAACTAAACCTGCCTGTAACCGTGCCGCCTTGGTCAGATCGTATCTGATTAATGTCAGCGTGTATGCGTCCTTTGTATTCGTGCTTCAGTATCGTATCGATAAATGTTGTGTTGGCTTTGTTGATCTCTCGTGCTTCGTTAATAAGTTTAGGCAGCTCTGCAGGGTGTGTAGCTAAAAAATTTTTCGTAAAACTTGGTGCGCCTTTGTCAGTGCGATCGTAGGGTATTTTTAATTTATCAAATGCTTTGGCGATAGATGCTGCCGCCCATACCTCAACATCAAAACCTGCAATCTTTTTTATATCACGTAACAACTCACCTTCTGTCACTGTCAGTTGTGTCTTGAGTGCTGCAGCTTTTTCAACGTCAACGCGTACACCTTTAAATTTCATATCGACCAGGCATGGAAACAGATTAGTTTCTAAATTAAATACGTCCCATAGATCCTGTTTTGAAATTTCATGTTGCAGTGCGTGCCACAACTTTAGCGTAATCTCTGCGTCCTTCTCTGCATACTCACCTACAAACGGTGCAGGTAATCGCCACATCTCTGCCTTTGGATTGACACCAAAATCTTTTGCAGCTTCTTGTAAAAGTTTTTCATTCTTACGCATGCTGATATAATCTTTACCAACAGAGTCTAATGTGTAACTAAATCTATTCTCATCAATCAAACTTGCAGCAATCATTGTGTCAATGATGCCACCATTAATATAAAAACCAAGTGACCTGATCCACGATACATCGTACATTGCATTGTGAAATATTTTTGTAGAGGTGGTTTGTAGTAATTCTTCGAACCAGTCCAGGACCAATCCTCGGTCCATGTTCCCCCCACCTTCGTGCGCTATAGGAAAGTAACCTGACCATCCTTCGACCGCAACGGCGATGCCAACTATCTCACCATCTCTTCGCACAGACCCTGATCCCATAGTCATGAGGTTTGGATCTCTCGTTTCTAAGTCAATGGCAATTTCTGAATGGCTCGACAAATCAGGTAACCTATCCGGTGGCACCCACTCTGTCTCTGGTGTAAACAACGGTTGTTGCAATGTTCTCAACTGTAGTCTCTTTCGATTATCATATCGATAAAATGTTTCGCTTTCTCGAGGCTCTCTTTGCCTCCCTTATCTTGATGTCTAACTATATACTTTATAGCAGACCCTTCAGGGAATAACAATCTGTTTTTATTGATGAATTCGCTGGGTTGTATCTTGTATTTTTTGTAATGATCTCCTCCGACCTGGTTATCGTACGGGTTAGACATATGTACATTCTCCTGTTTCTACGTTTACATTTAAAATATTCACACCAAGATTTTTTTGTATCGGTGTCAGTGATCTGTTAATTTTATATCCGTCTCTCTTTCTTATACATTCTGATTTTACATCTATCAGTATAACTTCATGCTCTTTGATTGCAACAAGATCAACGGCTCCCTGCTGTGACATGTTCCTGCAAACCAAATAGCCTTGATCCCATAGCCACATTGCGGCTATGTATTCTGCCTTGTCACCTTTTATGTGTTCATGAAATCTCAAATGATATATGCCCTGTCATAATTTTTTGGTTCTAATATGTGCAAAGATTTTTTTGCACGTGTGACTGCTACATAAAATA